CGCGGTGCTGCCAATCGTGATGGCTCCGTCCGCGCCGCTCCCGTTCTTGGCGCCGCCGTTGATGGTAACGGCTCCGCCGTCCGCGTTGCCGTTCGTGCCCGCCCCGCCGGCGATGGTCACGGCCCCACCAGTGCCGGACGTCGCACCGCCGGCCCCGCCCGTGACGGATGCCGCGCCGCCCGCGCCGGTCGCGCCGCCCGCGCCGCCAGTCGCCGACACGGCGCCGCCGGCCAGGTTGCCCTTACCGGCCCCGCCCGTAACGGTGGCCGCACCGCCGACGGCGTTGCCCGCGCTGGAGCCTGCCGCACCGCCGGTCAAGGCAGCCGCGCCGCCAGTGCCCGACGTTGCGCCGGACGTGCCGCCGACGACCGATGCGGCGCCGCCCGCGCCCGTCGCGCCGCCCTGCCCGCCGGTCACGGAAACAGCCCCGCCCGCATTGCCGGTGGTGGTGCTCACGCCGCCGGTGACGACGATGGCGCCGCCCTGGGCAGCCTCAAGGCCGGCAATGCCCAGCGAGGCATCGCTGCCCGTGATGTCATTTGCCTCAAGGCTGCCCGTGGCCAGCGGCTCCTGACTCCACAGGCGCACGCGCACCGTCTCGTCCGTGGCTTCGGTCGCCTCAAGGGCCATGCCCATCAAGGGACCGAGCGAGGGGTTCTCCACGGCCGCCCCCGTCGCGCCGCCCCCGACGCACGTGCCGTCCTCGTCCCAGTAGACGGACTGGCCGACGACGAAGGTGACGGCCGCCTGGACGACGTCGAAGACGCCCTGGGTGGCCAGCGCCCCGACCGCCAGCGCGCCAATCGGCCTGACGGCTATGCCGACGAGGTTGTTCTGCACGACCACCTCGCCAGACACACGGGCCGGCGTGGTTGTGAAATCAACATACTTCCCTTCTCCCACATACGTGGCCTCTGCCATGTTTCTTCTCCTGTCGATTTCTGGCCGGGGCAGGCGCTTCCGCTACGCAGTTGCGCCTGCCCCAGTTCCTTTGCGTTTACGACTCGCCCTTGCTCTTGATCCCGCCGCGCGGGTCTTGCTTGGCCACGCCGAAGTCGTGGTATCCACGCATCTGGATGCCCAGGACGTTGAAGTCCGCCTCGGCCGTCTCGATGGTCGGCGACTCCTGACCGTTCAGCAAAGCGACCTCGATGACGGCCAGGTCTGCCGGATCGGCCAGCAAGTACCACGCCTTGGCCGAGTAGCCGGTATACTGCGAGTTGGCCAGGTAGCGACTGACCTCGGACCGGAACTTCCCCTGATGCGGGTTGGCCACGGGGTACTTCGTCGAGGCCGTCGTGTCGCGGATCTCGACCGACTTGAAGAGTTGCGTGCCCATGGCCGAGAGGGCCGTCGGTACGAGGATGATGGCCGGCATGACGCCGACGGGCTTGCCGTCCCCGTCCACCTGGTCGAGGAACGCGGTCTCGGCCTTCGTCAAGCCGTCGATGGTCAGCACCGTGTCCGTGCCCGTCAGGTAGTTGTTGTTGCCGGCCGCAAAGAAGGACGAGTTGTCCATGAAGGCGGTCCAGAACACGTCGTTGATCTTGAGGCCCGACCCGCGGCCGAGTTTGCGCGGCACGAGGGTGATGGCCCCCAGGTCATCGTTGATCATGTCCCGCCGGTCAATGGACAGGAGCAGGCCGTAGGTATCGGCCTTGTTCGTGTAGGATTCCTCGCCCAGCGTCCCGTGCTTCAATTCCCCGCCCGGCGCCACCAGTTCGTACTGGTCTTTGCCGATGAGGCGGTACGAGGTCGCGGTCTTGAAGTCGCCGACGTTGCGGACCGCGCAGATGCTCCGCCACGTGCGCTCGACCGAGAAGAACCCCTCCAGGAGGAACTTGTTGGCGACGTTCGAGAGGATGCCGCCGATGTCCACGGTCGAGAAGCCTGCCTGGACATCCTTCCCGAAGGCGAACCGCAGCGTGCTCCGCAAGTCGCGGAAACTGCGCCCCGTGTACCCGTTCGCCCAGGCCGCTTCGAGCAGGAGTTCCTGGAGGCCGATGCCGCCCCGGAACCGCTTGCTGGCGGCGTCGAGCGTCTTTTCGTCGTACCGCTTCTCCGCACCGGCCAGACCGGCCGAGAGGACGCAGGCCGCTTCGAGAATCGTGCCGGTAACCGTCTGGTCCACGACATGGGCAGCCGGGGCCTTCGGCCGGTCTGCCCGCAGGACTTCCAGTTCGGCCTTCGTGGTGTCCCAGCCCTCCTTGATGGCGCGGGCCGCGATGTCGGCATGGCCACTGCCGCAGACCTTGCGGACAGCCGCGATCCGCTCCTCTTCGGCCGCGGCCTTGGCCCGCACGTCGGCTGCGGTCACGACCTGATCCTGCGCGCCTGCCTCTGACGCACCCTGCACCACTTCAACCTTCTCGTCTTTGCCGTCCTTGCCGTCCATGTTCTTTTTCTCCCCGGCGATTCCCGCCGCGATGCTGGCGGACGTCGCATCGTCCGCACCATTGCCCACGAAACTGACTTCTTGAAGCACGGCCTGCCGGACCACATTCACCGGCCCGGCGAACTCGCGCCCGTTCACGGTCACCATGTTCCCCTCGCGCACGAACTCAACGTCGCCGCGCACAAACGCGCCGATACTGGCCTGCCACGGGTATCCGTTGTCGGCATCGGCCACGACCTCGCGGGCAGCCTGGGTCGTGGACGAGATAACGCCCGACACACGCAGGCCCCCCTGCTCAATCTGGATGCCGTCGATGTGACCGACGCGGGCGGCGCGGTCGTGGTCCAGGTACACCTTCGCCCCGACGCGCGTGGAGAGGCCGTTCAGGTCCACAACTACAGGGAACCGCCACCCGGCAACCATCATCGCGCCGCCGGTATAGGCGTCCATGTGGAACCGCCGCGGCCGCGCGGCCTGGCCGTCCGGCCCGGCCGCCGCTTCCATGTTGATGGCCGCGATGAACTTCAATTCACACGCCATGATTCACCTCTTCGCGGTCCGCCTTCTCATCCTCATCGCGGTCCGCTTCCTCGTCTGACTGCGGCCGGGCGGGCTTCGGCTGCGCCTCGGCCGCCGAGAGTCCAAGTTCCTTCATCAGCGCCGTTTCCTTCCCCCGCTGCCGAAGTTCCATCTCCCAGTCCTTGCCCTGACGCGCGTACTCGGCCGCCAAAGTCGTCGTATGGTTGGCCAGGCGCGTTCCCTGGGCGTTGGCATCCTTCGCGGGGTCCACGTGCTCGTGGCCATCCCAGAACCACTGGTGCGGATAGTCCACGAGCGCCTGCGCCGATTCGGGCAAAAGGTTCGTTTTCACCGCCTCGCGCAGCCACGCATCGAGAATCCGGTCGAGAACCGTGTCCTCAAGGTGTATCTGATCGACGCGGATGGACTTGAAATACGTCTGATGGTCGAGACGACCCGACGCATAGTTATATGCGGATGAGTCGCCCAGGGCGACGTTGCGCGGCATGTTCAGACACCGCGCAGCCTCGTTCAGTTTCTCCCGCACAAACTCGACGTAAGTGGCTGCCGGCTGCTCAGGCTTGACCTGGCTCATCTTCCAGCCGCCGGGCAGCGTCAGGAGCATGTTGCGTTCGAGTTCGATGGTGTCCATCGGGTCGATGGGTTCAGCCTCGCCGTTCGCGGGCGCATCCGTTTCAATCGTGCCGGAAATGTTGGCGGCCGTCTCGGCGGCTTCGAGGACCGCCGAGGTGAAGCGCCGGAGTTGCGAGAAGATTGGCAGGGCGGGCGTCAGGTCCGGGATACCGCGGTGCTGCCCCGGCCGGTCGGCGCGGAACCAGTGGATCATCGCATCCGCCGACACGCGCTCGTACTCCATGCCCGGCGCGGCCGCGCCGCTGCCGGGATGGGCTTTCAGCAGGTGATACTCCTTGGGGTTGCCGAAGTCATCAAAGACGATGCCATCGACGGCCCCGGCCTTCTGCTGCACGAGGTCGGGCGTCGTCACCTGGTCGGCCTCGATGAGGCGAAGGTCGAGCGTGACGGGGTGGTCGAGGTTGCCGTTAGAAAAGAGCAGTGCGAACGCCTCGCCGTCCTGCGCCCGGGCCATCCGCATGGTACGAAGTTTGGCAGCCAGGCCCACCCGCGTAGCCCAGCGCATGAACTCCCGCTCGATGTCGCGGTTTGCCTCGACGCTGGGCGTAAGCATCTGAAGGCGCGGCCCCGTGCCGATCACATCGTTGGCCAGCGTCAGGATGATGCCGCGAACGTATGAGTTGTTGGCGACCTCGTACCGCGCCCGGTTTCGCAGGGTGCGCCTGGCCTCGGCGCTATTCGCAGCATCGGCCGACAGGCTGTCGGCGCCTGCCCAGTGCCTGCGGTTGCCCTCGGTCATCTGCGCGGCGTCATAGCGCCCGCGCACCAAGCGCCCCGACTTCCTGGCCGGCTGCGGCGGCTCTTTTCGGAAAACGATGCGTATGTTTTTCAACCAACCGAGCATCGCTACGCGGCTCCCGGCGGAACCACTTTCGTGAGGCGAATCCCCAGCCTCTTTGCCTTTGCAGCCTTCCTCGATGCGAGGTAGCGGTCGGCGGCAATCTGGTCGGACAGCGAGTGCTGCCTCATCCCGCCAGCATCGCCGTGAGCCTCGGCCGGCCCCCCGGCATTCTCGCGGATAGACTCTTCCAGGTCGTCGGCCATAGACTCTCTCCCCCCATATAGCCCTGTTGCCGGAGCCAGCCGGAAAATGGCCAAAAGCGAAAAAAATCCGAAAATCGTTACACCGGTGTAACGGGCGGGGCTGTGCAGGGGTGCAAAAGGCTACTTTTCGCGCGTCGTCATGCGGTGGCCGCAGTGGCGGCACTCTTTCAGGCGCAGGACGTAGCCAGGCTTGGGGCGCGTGTAAACCGTGTAGAAGTGGCGGCAACCGCATTTGCGGCACACGAGGCCCCGGTCGTCGCGGCCTTGAAGGTCCGACAGGCGCAGCGGCCCCCCCTGATCCCCTACCTCGGTCATGGCCGCCGTCTCCTTTGCAGGTCGCTCAGACGAACCGACTTCCGCAGCCGCCGGCCCCGCGCGACCGTCTGGTCCATGCCGGGCAGCGCGGCGCCGCACATCGACGCGGCCACGGCGCAGCCGACAAGGCAGTCGAACCAGTGATTATCGAATCCCCCGCGCAAGTGCTTCGGGAACTGCCAAGCATCAACGGTCCTTCCGCGCCCCTGGGTCTTGACAGGCGCCTCGGCCGTCAGGTGCTCGGCGAACAGGCGGTGCTGCTCGGCCTTGCGGCCCCAAAGCGTGAGGCATCCCGCATCGCCCCTGGCCACGGCGAGTCGCTCGTGAACAAAAGTCTTCCAAAAGTTAGTATCGTACATAACATGGCGGGGCATCTTCTTGCCGCGGACGTTCGGGATACGCCAGTTGTGGCCGACCTCATCCCCCGCCTTGCGGCGATAGTCGGCGAACGGAATATTGGCAGCGGCCACGCCCCGGCCGTGGCTAGGCATCAGAATCGGCGCCCAGGCCGACTCGCGGCAGAAGTGGTACACGACGTCGGTGGACTGGCCCCAGTTGGCATCTACCAGGCAGCGGCTGATGCGCATGATGGCCCCGTCGTCGCGCTCCCACTCGCGGCCAAGCAGGTGGCCGGCCAGGGCGTCGAGGCCGGCACGGATGGCGCCGCCGAGGTCGGCGCGGGGCGATGCGCGGCTGAGGGTGTTGCGGGCATCGCGCAGCGAGAAAAACGCACGCTGCTGGTCAGGGTGCGCCCCGTAGTCGATAACGAAGCCCGTGAAATCGCTCCGCCAGGCAGTGACGACGTAGAACAGAAGTTCCTTCTGCACATCGATGAAGGCCGTCAGATGCGTGCAGCCGACGGGCACTTCACCCCGCGCCAGGCCGCTTGTCTTGGCGGCAATCTGGTCGGCCGAGAGCATCTCCTTGATGCCCTGGTCGTCCGCCAGCGGCTCGTTCTGGTACT